CTAGCGCCAAAAGTCAGCCACCGATGTGAAAGTGATGGACTCCGGCGTTGGCTGCGCGATGGTCAGGCCGCCAAGCCATCCTTGTCTTGGGTAATCCAGCTCAGCGTGCCGGGCTTGCTCCTTGGCATAACCGATCATCCCGCTGATGTCTGATGGGGCATCCGCTGACAGCTCCCAACGCGCATCAGCTGGAGACAGCATTCCATCTGGGGTCTCGGTCATGTGGATCTCGCCGTGCTCAGGCACGTGCAGCAGGTGGGCCGTCATCTGCTTGCGCTTCGCAGACCATCCAATGAGCACGACGTGCGTGTCCAAGCTCATGTTCACGCCGGCCTGATCCTTCTCCGAACGAAGAGCGGATCTGTGCCGCTCAGCTGCTCCCGGCAAGAACTCGACCAAAGCATCGAGGTCGCCCATGGTTCCGTAGCACTCCGCATAAAGGCTGAACCACAGCCTCAAAAGGCCGCGGCCGGCGACAACTGCATTTGCATGAGGGATTGCGAGTATCTTCGCAATGTTCGTGTGGGCGCCGTCGTGCTGGACCCCTTGCGTGTTCGAGACCACGAGCGCCCGATTGGGCTCAAGATAAACGTTGAGTATCGTCATGGGGGTGCGGCTCCTGGTCTAGATTGGCGGCTGCCTGCGTGTTGCGGCCGGTGGCCAGGCTGGTCTCGCCAGCCAGGGATCCGGCCAGAAAGCCATAAGACGCGCCGGCAGTGAGGGTGCCTGCGGCCGTCAGGATTGCGCCGCTAAAGCCCAGGCCGCCGATTGCCATGCCCGCTGCTGCGACCACAAGTTGTGCCATGTTGATTCTCCTTGAGGTTGATGTTTCATGTCCGCCTTGAGGCGGCCAATTCAAATAAAGGTGAAAGCGCCGCCCTCGTACACGCTGGGCCTGTCTTCCTGGTTGGCGATCACCCGTCCCAGCGCCATGAGACTGGCGACGATGCCGTCGATTCGCTCGGAACTCTTGGCCTTGTCGGCTTTCATGTTGCCGGCGGCGTCCATGGTGACACTCACGTTGCTGGCCATCCAGCGCAGCACAGGGTGGTTTCCGTGGTTGACCTCGCGCCCTAGAACTCGCTTTTCGAGCTCCTTGCACGGCGCGGACATGCTGGCGTAGCCCTGGCCGAAGGCGATGATCTCGAAGCCGTCGCCTGTCAGTTGTGTGGCCAGCTGCGTGGCATTCCACCGGTCAATTGCGATCTCCCGGATGTCGAACCGCTCCGCCAGCTCGTTGACTCTGGCTCGGATCGTGTCGTAGTCGATGACGTTGCCTGGCGTAGCCTCGATGTGTCCCTGCTTGACCCATACGTCGTAAGGCACGCGGTCACGCCTCGCCCGTTTGTGGATGCCCTCGCTGGGCACCCAGAAGAAGGGCAGAAGGTGAACGGTGCTCCCGATGGGGAAGGCCAGCACCAGGGCCGTGATGTCGGTAGTGGTGGACAGATCGAGGCCGGCATAGCAGGTGCGTCCCTCCAGGTCCGGCAACTCGGCGCCGCAGGCGTCCCAAGCATCCATGGGGAGCCACCTGGTGTCTTGCTCGGTCCAGATGTTCAGCAGAAGCCGCTTGAACGTGTTTTCGTAGGTCGGCATCTGCTGTGCTTTCGCACACTCTGCAGCGAAGTAGTCCTCTTTGACTGAGATGCCCAACCCGGGGTGGGCTTTGCGCCAGGTCTCGGGGGACTTCCAGTCGTCGTCCTCGGCGGCTTCGTAAATCACTGGTAGGAAGCCGGCGTCCTCGATGATGCCGTCGCGCACCTTGCACCCGTAGTCGTAGAGCTCGTAGCAGAGGGAATGCCGGTCAAAGCCCGCAGTGGTGATGGCGACAGTGAGCGGCTGCCGGCGCGCACCGGTGCTGGTGGTGAGCACGTCCCAAAGCTCTCGATCTGGCAGAGCGTGCACCTCGTCCACCACAATCCCATGGGCCGACAGGCCGTGCTTCGTGTACGCCTCCGAGGACAGAACCTTGTAGCTGCTCCCGGTGCTGGGCACGGTCAGCGCGCGCTTGAAGGGCTGGACGCGCTTGCGCAACGGCTCCGAAGCGTCGGCCATGCTTTTGGCCATCTCGAACACGATCGCGGCCTGGTCACGGTCTGCGGCCGCGCTGTAAACCTCCGCGCCTGGCTCGTTGTCTGCCATCAGCAGGTAAAGGGCGATGCCAGCGGCGAGGGTGGACTTGCCCGCCTTGCGCGGGATCTGGATGTAGGCGGTGCGGTATCGGCGCGTGCCGTCCGCGCGCTTCCAGCCGAAGAGGGGGCGGATGATGCGATCGGCCTGCCAGTCAGACAGCTTCAACGGCGTGCCGGCCCATTCGCCCTTTGTGTGCGTCAGGCAGACCTCGAAGAACCGCACAGCGCGATTCGCTGCGGCTTCATCGAACCAGCAGCCGGGTGGCGCAGCTCCCTGTGCCAGGTCAGTGGAAGAACTCTTCCGCCGGGTCTTCATCGCCGTCCTTCGGAACAATCAATTTTGTCGCGCGCCGCAGGGGTCAGCCCCAGCTCAGACGCATAGGCGCGCATCTGCCCGAGAAGCGCCGCCTTGAGTGGTGCACCAGCGCGAGCCAGGCTCACGATCTCGCCATAGGTGAGGCAGTGGGCCTCCACAGTGGCCGCATCCACGCTCGTGAGCACTCCCAGGCGGTCCAGCTCCGGGACGATCCTGTCCCACTCCCGCCGCGCATCTGCCGGGAACCAGTCCGGACAAGCGCCAATTCGGCCGGCGGGCTTCGGCTCCCGGTCGTTGATCGGCCGCTTGCCGGGGTTGCCGGCGAGCTCTTTCAACTTCGTAGGGGTCGGTCGTTGCGGCATCTGAAATTTACGATGCGCGGCGACGCGCGCGAGTGGAACCGGTCGGTTTGTGGCCCTCGGTTCCTGGCGATTTCTGGCCGCGCAGCAGTGGCTCGACTGTTCCCTGGTTCCAGGCGTGGTGCGGGTCAAGGGGGCGGCCCATGGCATCGCATCCTTTCACCTTGGGCTTTTGGCCACGCATCTCAGCGGCAGTCTTGGCTGAGTGGTGAGGCTTGCACAGGCCCACCAGGTTGGAGCGCTCGTTGTTGCCGGGGTCGTTGTCCTGGTGGTCCACCTCTGTGGCAGGAACGATGAGCCCTTGGTCGCCGCACTCGGGGCACAAGGGCTGCTCCTTCAACACCAGGGCGCGCAGCTTGCGCCATGCCGCACCATCAAGCGCCAGGGTTCTCCCGTTTGCCGCCTGCTTTTCCTTGAGGGTCTTCTGGCCCAGCACCTTGACTCCCTTTTCCTCCATCAGGGTTCCTGCCATTCGGATCCCCCTGGCTGCCAGAGGATTGAGGGTCTTGGGCTTGTGACGCTTGATTGCGCTTGGCATCATCGATTCCTTCAATGCTGGGTAGGTTCTCAAGACGACGGGCCTCGCTCGGCATGAGCCAGCCGGCGGAGATGCCCTTCTGGTAGAAGTCGGCACGGTTGACCGCATCGCCTCGCAGCAGTCCCTCGACCTGGTGCTCTGCGAAGTACAGGCGCCGGCCTGCTTCCGTGAGCAGCTGCTTGCTGATGGCCTGCTCCCAGGCCACAAGGTGCCGGCGCAGGGTCATCGTCACGAACTGGCGGGCCATTTCTACGCTGTTGGAGTAGTTGCCGTGCCGCAGGTCACCGATCACGGTGGGCGGGACGCGGAAGAGGCGGGCCACTTCCTCCACGCTGAACTGGCGTGCTGCGATCCACTCGGCGTCCTCCAGGGTCATGGAAACGGTCTGGTATTCGACGCCTTCCTCCAGGATTGCTGTCTTGCCGCTGTTGCTTCCGCCCGAGTACTGGCTATCCCAGGACTCCTTCAGGGCGGAGCGCTGTTCGGTCTTGAGCTTCTGCGGGAATTTCAGGATCCCGGACAGTCGGGCCCCGTTTGTGAAGGTGGCAGTNCCGTGCTCTGCTTCGGCGATTGCGAGGCCGATCACGTTGCGCGCCGCGGAGATGGGCGAGATGCCGAGCACCGCATCGTCCCCGGTGCGGTGCCGCAGGTGCAGAACTTCGTGGGCCAGAAGTCGGTGCACTTTGCCGTCCAAGTCCGTGTAGTCGTAGGCCAGCTTCGGGCCTGCGCGCAGCACAGTGACGCGATCCGGCTGCAGCGGGATCAATTCGCGGACCTGGCCGTCATAACCGCGGACGATCTTGGCGTAGGCGTTGCCTCGCAGCAGCACGCAAGCCTGCATCCACTCCCGGAACTCCAGCGCGGTCTGCTGCTCGTTCGATTGGTCGTGCAGCACGGAGTAGAGGGGGTGGTCGGTGGCTCGCTCGCGGTCGTCGCCCTTGCGCCGGAACAGGATCAGCGGCAGGCTTGCGGTGGTCTCGCTGATGGCATTCACGCACGCATAGACCGCACTCACGCCCTGCGCGGTGGTCGGGTTCACTGGGCCAGAGCGCAGCGCCGCATAGTTGGACCAGTAGGGGTCTCCACCGGAGACGCTGCGCCTCTCAAAGCCGAGGGCGCCAGCCAGGCGGGTGATGATGCTCATGTGCAGGTTTCCAGCCACAGGCGGGCAAGGTTTGGCGACGTGCCGAGGGAGGGCATGGAGCGGAGTGCAACGCTGGTGTCCTGGTAGGCGGGATCGTGCGTCAGCGTGATCTCGTGCAGATCCACCGCCAACAACTCCCGCACAAGTTGCGCGCCGCGCTGTTCCCAGCGGTCGCCACCCTCCGCAACGCGAAAACCAAAAGAGCAGCCGGTCACGTCGCCGCGATCCACCAGGATGGCAAGGTCGCGGCCGTGCGTCGTATCGGGCAATGCCAGCTCGAAGCGCAGCCCCTTGGCGTCCTCGTGCAGCTTCAGCGTGCCGCCGCGAGTTGTGCCCAGGAGAGCGTCGGTCTGGTGGTGCCAGAGGGCGCGAATGTTGGAGCCCGTCGCCAGCGATTTGGCGAAAGCGCCCTGCCGAATGACTTCCATGAAGCCCGGGAGGGGGGCCTCGCTGTTGAAAACGGCCGCATAGCCGGTGAGGGTCTTCCCCTGTGCCGTCAGCGTGCCGCCCGCGCGGAGCTCCAACATTCGCAACTCCTTAGATGGCCAGGTCGTCGGCCACCACGAACGCCTCGGGATGGCGATTCGCAATGTCAACGGTGGACATGGCGCGCACCAGCACGTTGCCCTTGCTGTAGGCGGTCTCGGCATAGGGGTTGACCAGAATGTCCACCTCGCTCCAGATGCCGAGCAGCACCTGCGACCAATCGCCCGCGATCAGGCGGCCGGTGTTCGGCGTGCCGGTCTTCTCGGGCACCTGGTTGCTGAAGAATGCCGGCAGGTCGGAGACCCGGCCGCCCTCCAGCAGGTAGCCAGCGATGCCCGTGGCCTTGAGCGTGCCGGCCAGCTTGGCCTTGACCTTGGTGGAGCCCACCAGGTTGACGGCGGTAGCGTTGACCAGATCCAGCTTCTGCAGCATGGCCAGGACGTTGGCCCAGTTCAGGGTGGCCAGGCTGGCGGTCTGAATGCCAACCGTCTCCAGGACGCCATCCGGCTCGTTCGTGCCGCCCCCCTTGATGAGCGCGGAGTCGATCGCCTGCGCCAGCATGAATGACAGATCGTCGCGCACCAGCTGCTCGATGTCGGGGCTCGACTGCATCAGCAGCTGGCGGCTCATCTCGGAGATGCCGCCCGCGTGCTTGGGCGCCAGGCCCACGCTGTCGAAGGTCATGTCACCAGTGGGCAGTGCGGCGTTCTCCGCGACCCAGCCGGTGGTGGTGCCCGTGCCGAACTTCGGAATGGACAGATTGCCGGTCAGGCCGGACAGCACGCGCACGCCCAGGCGGCGGGCCAGCAGGTTGTTGCGGAACGGCTCGATGTACTGGTCCGCTCGGTGGATGGTGGGCACCAGTTCACCGGCGCTGGTGGTGGTGTTCACGCGCTGCTCGATGGCTGCCAGCGGCACGAATGCGCCCTTGGCTTTGCGGCCGGTGCGGCGCTCGGTCTCCACCTGGTACTCGGCGGCGGCGCCGGTCAGTGCGCGGCCTTCCATCTGGGCGCGCATCACTTCCACCACGCTCACGCTGCGCTGCATCGCGTCGAACGAACGATCAGCCACCGGCTGGCCGCTGGTGCGGCGCTCAACGTCTTCCAGGAACTGCGCGCGGGCCTCTTGGCCTTCCAGGTCTTGCACTTCGGCCTTGAGGGCGTCGAAGGTGGCCTGTTCGGGCTGCGCGAGGGCGCGCTTTTCGGCTTCGGCTTTCGCCAGGATGGCGCGCATCTCGACCACTTTGGCGGCGCGCTTTTCACGGATAGCTGCGAGGTTCACTCTGATTCCTTTGCAAAGTAGAGTGACTCCTGTGTATTCGTGCGCGCGCGATCCTCCAATACCTGTTTTGAAGTTAGTGCGGGGGCGAACACTGACGAACAAAACCATGTTGCGTCCGCGCGAATCTGCTCATAGGCGGCACCCATGTCAGGCCCCCAGCTCGAGCTGCACAGGGCCTGCAGGCTCGCTCTGGGGTTCCTGGCCGCGCGGCTTGTGCGGCTCTGGGCAGATCGCCTCGAAGTCGTCCACGAAGTCATCCACCGCCATGTCCAGCAGGTCCACCAGCGTGTTGATCAGACCCATTTCGAATGTGAGGTCTGCGTGTCTCCAGTCGGCGGAGGTTTTGAACAGGTGCTGCAGCTCCAGGGAGTGCTCCCGGACCCGCAACATGTTCCGCTTCAGGCGGTTAAGGTCGCGGGCTTGCTCTGCCCGTGTGGGCTGCTCGGTGTTGGCGCTCAGCTTCTCGATCAGCCCAAGGCGCTCGGCCATGAGTCGCAGGTGGATCGGATGAATGGTCACTCGATCGACGTTGCCCGAGCAGTCCTGCTCGAGCGTAATGGTGCCGTCGTCGTTGCTCTCGATGCCAAGTTGGGGGATGTTCTCGGTGAGCATGCTTGTCCTTTCAATGCTTGGTCGGATGCGCAGCAGATGGCATCTCTAGAAGGTGTCCGGGAGACGGAACAGGAGAGGGCGGAAAATTGGCCCTCATAGTTCCGGGAGACGGAACAGGCGGCGCCCTCTCTGTTCCGGGAGGCGGAGCAATGGGGGCGCCTGCTGTTCCGGGAGCCGGAACAAGTGGCGCGTTTTTTCGGTAGGCGCCGCGGACGAAGGTTTCCGCTGATCCAACGTCGTATCCGGGAAGGCGGTCCAGGGCGCGCCAGGTGACCGCGTACCACGCTGCACGGTTCGGGCGCTGGCCCTTTACCGTCTCGTGAATGAACTGCGCTTGCAGCAGCTCGTTCTTTGCGCGCTGGATGACGTCGGCCGACTTCCACCCACGCCCCGCAAGGTAGGCGCGACTCGCCAGCAGGCGGCCGTTGTTGTCCGGCCCGATCTGGCGGGCGAACTCCAGAAGCAGCGAGCGTGCGGGGTAGGACAGGGCGGCATAGGCCGGGCAATCGAGCACGCTCCAGGGCAAGGCTATGAACCCGCCCGGATCGCGCCCGGAATCGCCCTTCCTGCCGCGATTGCGGCCGTTTGACATCAGGCGGCGTTGTCCGGCTCGCTGAGCAGCGTGTAGAGCGCCGCGCCAGGGTGCAGGTAGCCCTCGCGGTCCACCAGAGTTACGCGCGTGGTCTCGATTTCAAACCCGTAGCGGTCGCGCAATTCCTTCACCCGGGCCGGGGCCTGGAAGATGCCCAGCTTGCGGAGATCTTCGGTGGTCTGAGGGCGGCGGCGCAGCGCCTCGATGATCCTTGCGCGCTGCGCTTGGCTGTGCGTGGACTTCGGGATAAACTGCTGTTGCGAATTTGCTTCCTTGAGGGCCCCGACTGTTGCAGCAGCCAGGGCCTTCGTCTTTTTCTGGGGTGGCCTTTTCATGCTGCACCCCCGCCTTGGGTGGGCTTTTCCCAGAACGAAGTTGCCGATCCCGTCTCGGCTTCAAGTTTGCGCTGCCACTCTGCTGCTGCGTGGGCGCTGATGTAGCGGCGGCGTCCCACCTTGTAAGTGGCCAGGCGGCCGCTGGCGATTTCTTCGTAGGTGGTTGTGCGTCCGACCTTGAAGTGTCCGATGAACTCGGGAATGGTGAATGCCTGTTGCGTCAC